GCGATTGTGTCGAGCCAAGTTTCGGACTGGTTTTACACTCCAGCCCAATTTAGATAAAGTTTTGCCAGGTTTCGGACCTAGTAAATAACCGAGTTCATGTGTATCATATGAACAAGGCCAAAAGTATTTGGAACAGTAATCACATTCCCAAACTTTAGTTGTAGTTAAAACAAACTTAACTAAGAATCCGTAATCTTTCCACGTTTGTTTCCAGATATCTTCATCCCAGTATTCAGACCAAGAATCGTCTAACATTATAAAAGAGTCATCCCCTTGTATAGCTAAAGCGAAACTTGGATTTTTCCAGTCAATGTCAGGTCGCATCCGCAACAAGGCCATTAAACTTACCAACGCGTTCATCAAACTGTTAGCTGATGAAGTGTGTGGATCCCCAGTATTTCTCCCACCCAATCTCCAATATAGGACACCATGCGAGGTTATCCCACGAGTCGATACTTGTTGTTTTAATACATCAAGTATCTCAACAGGAATACCAATCCTGCTGAAGAACCAATGTTCAAAATCAAGAGCAATAGCATGAACGTGAGCGTCTTGACGAGATTGGTCCGATAAGACTTTAATACAATTTTCAAAGCTCGTACCCAGTCGTAACGATTGAGCGACAATCCAATCCGAGAACTCTTCAGCCGTAGTACCAGAAGTATAGTAAATAAAACTAGTAGACTTAGACCAGTTAGAGGAAAGCCATTTCGAAAAGCTATATAGAGTGGGCCCGATGAAAGCATTAAGCTTGTCGCTAGCGCCAGTGATGAGCCGAATGTCATATGGAGCACGAGCGCAGATCCTTTCAATCTTGGTGAAGGCCTTCCTGCGCTGATCCTTCGTAGTGAGTTCACCATTCGCGAGAAGCCAGAGGTAAGCACGGAGGTGTGCAGCTCTGCGAGCTCTGGTAAAATGGCCAGGGCGGTTATTCCACTCATGGAAAGTATAGAAATGCTCAATAATGGAGTTTTCGAATAAATCGTCAAAGTGTGATTCAAGAAACTGTTTAAGTACCATAAAGGACGTAGGAGTCGGTGTCGATATAAGCTGTCTTGATAGGACGGCGTTGACATCGTTGACGAGGCAATTAGCCGGGACGTGAGGTGGTTCGATGGTAAAGTTGAAACCGGTAAAGAAGACGCCGGGTTTGGTTGCAGTTGTGCTATACGTGAGTTTAATCCGTTTTCCATCAATCCAACTGGCGATATGCCCACTATCTTTTCCGTCATCGCTGATAACCAGATAACCGCCCTGCCCAGGATTGACTGGTCCAATCTCTGGGTGAGGGACAACACACTTGCCAGTACCGCTTCGTTTGTTGACAAGAACTTCAAAGTGTGAAGTGATACCGTTGTTGGTATTATCTGGGTAATCGTGATCTTCCAATTTGAGTATACACGCTTTGGGGTTAGATAGAGAGCCATTGCCTGTAAAGCAAGCTTCAAAGGGATTGGCAGAGGTAGGAGCTTTATAAGCCCAAAAGTAGTCATTTGGTACATAGATTCCATTAGCAAGATCGACAGACTGGAAGGCCGAGTGAGCAAGTCGCTGTTCTTGACTGATAGACTTGCGGCCGTGTCTTTTAATTCGATAGCCAATTCATTTGAATAATAGGAATTTTCTAATAAGCATTGATCTACTGGTGGTTGAAAAGTTTTCTTCACATATACATGTGCTGCATAATAGAATGGATTGCGGATAAATACGCGAAAGCAACATTTCATTCGGGAAATGTTGTCCATATTACTCCAAGTCACTTTCCATTCTTTGGTCATCTTCACATGTTGATGATAAGCTCTGTAGTTAACCAAGTCGCCATAAAATTGGTCAAGTTCTAAGAGAGAAACTTTTTTCGATTGTAAAAAGATTGCAATACGTCTAGTTCTGGTACCATGATCATGATGGTCCATAACGATATTGAACTGTTCTTTCTTATTCACAAATTCTAGAAGTGTTTCTTCTTTGTACTTGCCCGTGGGTGCCGGCTT